CCCATGTGGGAGGACTTCACAGGGAGAACATACGATGGCAATCTCGCGCAGTTCAATGAGACAACAAATTTCAAAACCTCCACAAAAGAAAAAATGGAGTTCAAAAAGAAAGAGTTCAATAAATTGTAAACGCCCTCGTGGTTTTAGCGAAAAAGCGCATTGCGCTTCCAAAAGGAAGAGAAAGAAATGAAAAAAGCAAGCCGCCGTAAAGTTAGAAAAGTTGTAAAGGGTTTGAAAAAAGCATCCAAATTACATGCTAAACAAGCTAAAACGCTCACTAATGTTTTAAGAAGGTCTAGAAAAAATGCAAAAAAGTAACAGCATGCCAAGAGGACTCACCTACTATAAGAACGGTGGTAAAGTTTCTAAAAAATCTAAAGGAAGTAAAATATGTCCAGAAGGTAAGGCTTGGGCAAAGCGCACCTTCGACACATATCCAAGCGCATATGCTAATTTGGCCGCTTCAAAATATTGTAAGGACCCAAACTATGCCAAGAAATCTAAGGGTGGTAAAAGAAAGGGCAAGTAATGGGTGAGCTTAAAAACTGGTTAAAACAAGACTGGGTTAGGATTGGAACAGATGGTTCTATCAAAGGTAAATGTGGTACTTCAAAAGATAAGAGTAACCCTGACCGTTGCTTGCCTAGAGCTAAAGCTAATAGTTTATCCAAAAGTGAACGAGCTGCGACTGCGCGTAAAAAGAAAAAAGCGGGATCTAAAGGAAAAACTACAGTTGCTAATACAAAACCTGCGAAAGTAACAGGTTTAAAGAACGGAGGGTTTGTAACAACGTCTAAACGTAAATTTAGAGGTAAAAAGATTCCAGGAACCGCTGTTGCAAGAGGTTGTGGTGTGATAATGTCTAACCGTAGAAAGCGCACGAAGGGCGCAGTAACACAGTCATAGGAGGTAGTTATGGCGATGAAGAAAAAAGGCTATCGTAACGGTGGTAAAATCAGAAGGATGTCTAAAGGTGGTGCGACTGGTGGTAAGAAAATCAGAAGGATGTCTAAAGGCGGCGTAACTGGTGGTAAGAAAATCAGAAGGATGTCTAAAGGCGGCGTAACTGGTGGTAAGAAAATCAGAAGGATGTCTACTGGTGGCAGAACTAAAGGCGGGTCTAGTGGTGGTAAGAAAATGACTGTCACACAACTTCGTGCCGCTGCTAAAAAGCTAGGATACAAAGTATCTAAAGCCTAATGCCATATTTATATAGCAACGTTCCCTACTTTAAGGCATGGGTACGGCGCGAGTATACTCATAACCATGAGGACTATCATGGTGAGTTTTTGCACGCGATGGTCGTTGGCGTAACGTCCATGCCTAATAGATGTCTGAGTTTCCAAGTTATATTTACTGGAAATGAAGCAGAAGGTGAAGAGGAAGATACAGTACATGGAGGTGCAATGTGGGCTAGAATGCCCATAACCGCTCTAGTTGCTGATATACCTTTAGAGGAATGGCCTGAACCCATGAACACATATGATGCTCAACCCTGGGACTGTTCATCGCATAATCACGCCGTTTATGTGATAGATCGAGCTACGCCCTGCCCTTGGTTGGCTAAAATAGACAGTGATTTCTTTCCTGCAAAGTACCTGTTTACAGTAGATTACTCCGAGTCCGAGATAGCAGATGATCCGGCACAGCACAAACAAAGTCATGTTTTGCAACTGCTTGATGCTGGTGAATGGACGGGAAACATTGTTGCGTTGCCTAATAACCGCGTAAGAGTTACACATCCTGCTTGGTTCGAGACAGGTGAAGGTGCACCACACTTCAAGCCTTCTCAGCATATACACTATTCAAAAAGTGATTTAGACTATACACTAGATGTCAACAGGATATTTGATAACCTTTATAATGAGGAAGAGTGATGGCAACTTCTGGATCCAGAGATTTCGATCTTGACGTAGCTGAGATCATTGAAGAAGCGTATGAAAGGTGCGGACTTGAGGTTCGCACCGGATACGATGCAAGAACAGCTAGACGTTCTATGAACTTAATGTTTGCTGATTGGGCAAATAGAGGGGTCAATCTTTGGACTGTTCGTCAAAACACCGTTACATTGACCGCTGGTCAAGCTACCGTTACATTGACCGCTGATGTTGTGGATCTTTTAGAAGTGGTTGTTAGAAGAAGTAATACAGACTTCACCATGAGTAAAATAAGTAGAAGTAATTACTTGTCTCAACCCTCTAAAACTACTGAAGGTAGACCATCTCAGTACTTTTTTAACAGACAAATAACCCCTGAAATTACATTGTGGCCTACACCGGAAAACAGCACAGATCAACTTGTTTATTACTTTGTAAGACGCATAGAAGATGCAGATGCACTAGTAAACACGACAGAACTTCCGTTCCGGTTTCTGCCGTGTGCAGCGGCTGGTATGGCTTACTACATTGCATTAAAAAAGGCTCCAGAACGTGTACAGCTTTTAAAAACGTTGTATGAAGAGGAGTTCCAACGTGCAGCGGATGAGGATGAGGACAAGGTTTCTTTAAAACTTCAGCCTGACATTCAGTATCTGAGGGTATAATGGCTAGATTTGCAGTCGGTAAAGATGCATACGGAATATCAGATCGATCTGGTTTTCGATACCGCCTGCGAAACATGCGAAAAGAATGGAACGGATTGCTTGTTGGAGAGGATGAGTATGAAGAGAAGCATCCTCAATTAGAACCAAGAAGAGTGGTGGCAGACCTCCAGGCTCTTCGTGATCCACGACCAGATACTAATAATATATTTAATGAAACTGTTAAATTTCCCATTTTTAGTTTAATAACTTTACAGCACCTATCAATTCCTAAAGCTGAAGGTTTAGTGGGGACAGTTACCTTGGGAGGCGATGTCGTTACGCCAGCTACAGTAACGGGAGTTTCTGCTTCTATTAGTCTTGGTTCGGTAACAGTGGCTGGAGCAAGCACGGGATCGACCTTTGATTCAACAAGTGTTACACTTGACGCAACAAACAAGACTTTTGACGAGGCTTAAATGGCAAAACAATCAGTAGGAATTGGGTCAAGCGCAAATGACGGCACTGGTGATACTCTTCGTGCTGGTGCCGATAAAATAAACGATAACTTTACCGAGATTTATTCTGCGTTGGGAAATAGTTCCAATGTATTAACAGATATTATAGATGCAAACGGCCTTTTTGATGTAAGTTCCGGTGCTAATAAGATTGTTTTTTATTATAGTGCTTTGAGTGATTTACCCAGTGCGTCAACTTATCATGGAGCTGTAGCACATGTTCATGCAACTGGTGGATTGTATTTTGCTCATGGTGGAGCTTGGATTAGGTTAAATGATGAAACTACTGGTCCTGTAACCAAATATACCACAACGGCGGCTACAGGGTCAGCTTATCAGTTTTCTGGTCCAGGAGCTACATCTGGAGACAACCCTAATTTTACATTTTATAAAGGTCACACCTATTTAATTGATAACACTTCTCATGTTGGTAGTCACCCTTTGCAAATTAGAACATCTAGTGGTGGATCTGCGTTTACGACAGGGGTTACAGAAAACTATAATTCCACTACTGGGTTAACGCAGTTTATTGTGCCGCATGAACCAAGCGACACATCTTTGGTATATCAATGCACCAATCACAGTAGTATGGTTGGAAACATAACGATAGTATAATGATATGAGTTACACATATACGACACTAAAAACTGCGATTAAGGATTATACAGAAAATCAAGAGACAACTTTTGTGTCTCATCTATCTGATTTCATATCATCGGCAGAAGAACGTATATTTAAAAGCGTAGATCTTGATTTCTTTCGTAAAAACGTTAACGGGACAACAACCGCTAGTAATGAGTTTTTAGCTGTTCCTGACGACTATTTAGCTTCGTTTAGTTTGGCTATAGAGAACTCAGGAGCAAGAGAGTTCATCATTCAAAAAGATGTTAACTTTGTACAAGAATATAATTCAACGATAGCCACCACAGGCGTTCCTAAATATTATGCGTTGTATGATGTAAACAACTTTATACTGGCTCCCACGCCTAATGCGTCATTTACGGCAGAACTTCATTATTATTTCCGTCCTACCAGTCTGACAGCTAGTCAATTTGTTCTCACTGTCAGTAGCGTAAGTGGCACTTTTCAAGCCTCAGAAACCATAACAGGTGGCACAAGTGGAGCCAGCACCACGATATCCGCAATAACGTCTGCTACTGTCTTTACCGTTGTAATCCCAAGCACTGACTTCACTGTAGGTGAAACAGTCACAGGTGCTACGAGTGGAGCCACGGGCACGGTGGTTTCCACAAGCGCAGATACGACAGAGACTTGGCTTAGTGAAAATGCTCCGAACGCCATGTTATATGGTAGCCTAGTTGAGGCTTACACCTTTATGAAAGGTGAGCCAGACGTTATGAAGATGTACGGAGACAGATTTAATGAGTCCTTGATACGCTTGAAGGATTACGGAGAAGCCAGAGAAAATGCTGATGCGTATCGAATGGGGTTAGTTAGAAGAACAAGAACATGAAGATTGCCATTGTTGGACTCGGCGGTAGCTATTCCGATTACATAGCTGCACGAGTTGCTTCACATGAATTTGATGAAGTCTGGGGAATAAACTGTATTGGCGGTATTATTCACGTTGATAAGACATTCATGATGGATCCAGTGTCCAGATTTCTTGACACGGACAATGCTGGATCTCAAACAGGTGTTGCTCGTGAGTTTTTAAAAACAAACAAAAAACCTATAATAACATGTCAATTAGACAAGCGTGTAAAGCATCTAGAGCTGTTTCCTCTTAAAGAAGTGGCCACGGATCTAGGTTATTGTTATTTTAACAATACAGTTGCATACGCTGTAGCGTATGCGATCTGGGCAAAAGCAGGCACTATATGTTTGTACGGAATTGATTACACATACAAAAACGTAAGCATGGCTGAGTCAGGCAGGGCCTGTGTTGAGTTCTGGTGTGCGATTGCTGTTTCAAGAGGTATAAAGATAGAAATAGCTAGTAAATCTAGTTTGTTAGATACCAATGTGCCAGACAATGAAAAACTGTATGGTTATCATAGATTAGACGATCCTCTCGTTCAAACAGTGAAAGATGGAGGGTTGTTAATAACAAAACAATCGGAGATAGAGCCTCCTGAACCAGTTGAGTCAAATCCGATTATCTTTGGGAGACATGATAATGTTTGAGGTAAATGTTGCATCAGTAGGATCAGTAAATGTTGTGTCGTCTGATAATGGAGGACTCTCCAATGATCAAATAGCCGACATGGCGGCTAATAAGATAATTTACATATCGGATGAAGCTCCAGAACCTATACGGCTACAAGCAGAGGCTTTTAAGGATCGAGTCCGAAATTTAGTGCAATATTATGTAGAGTTGGCTAGAAAGGAAGAACGTGCTACAATTTGCGCGAAGGTCCGTGAGGCGGGTCAACATCAACTAGCTGACGCTATAGGGAGACTGTAATGGCAATAGCACAAGCAATGTGTACCGCATTCAAGCAAGAATTGATGTTGGGTACGCACAATTTCGCAACAAACGGTAACGCTTTTAAACTTGCATTGTATGCAGAAAGCAGCGGCGGTAAGTCAAGCACCACAGCGACTTTGGGTGCAGCTACCACGGCTTTCACTACAACAGGTGAGGTGGCTTCTAGCGGCACATACGCAACAGGCGGCGGCACGCTTACTAAAGTGGCTCCGACGACATCTGGAACCACAGCGTTTACTGATTTTGCGGATCTTAGTTTTACAACAGCCACCATCACAGCGATGGGTGCTTTAATATACAATAGCACAAACAGTAACAAAGCTGTTGCAGTGTTAGACTTTTCGTCTAATAAAACGTCTACCTCTGGCACTTTTACCATTCAGTTTCCAACAGCCGATGCAAGTAACGCTATTATTCGCATAGCGTAACGG